CTCTCATCAAAATCAATTTATAAATGAATGACATAAATTGTATAAATTTCAATTTTTTAATAAAATAATTTTATTCAATTCTCTTGAAGATATAATATCTGTTCAAGAATGAAAAAGCTTTACTTTCTTTATCGGGTCCTTTAAGAGGTTCATAAAATTTGGCTACGTTTTCATAGAATTTTTTGTTCTTTGGATTTTCTTCATGTTCAATTACACTAGTAAAATATGGCTTATTTAAATTGTAGATATTACCAAATGATTCTGTATCTACTAATACACAACCTGCCTTTTTCATAGTAGACACAAGTAACTTTTTGCTTACCAAATACTCTTCCATATATTTATTTTCTTCCATGAACCAACTCATATGCACATCTATCGCTTGACCGGGTTCATCTGTTAATTCACCATCAAATTTCTTTACAACTTCCCAACATTTTAATTTCTTACCGCCCTCATCTGTATAATAAGATGTTAAAGAATTTTTATCACCCATTGACTTCATTACTGCAGCAGCATCAAAAATTTCAAGAATAATAAATCCACCAATTTTTAGATTATATTTAATATTTTCAATTAAATTTTTGATCATTAGATTATTGCCAAACAAATAATGTATAGTGAAGGAAAAGTTAATAATATCAAAATAGTGCTTTTTCTCAAATATTTTATCAATTAAAACTTTATTTTCTGTACTAAGATTTGGAATAGCTTTTGATTGTTCTTTAGAATTTAATAAAACAGAACCATCTGCTTGCATATAGGTAACTTTTCCAAAACCTGGCATCTTCTCTTTTAATGGCTTATATCTACTAATTGCACCATCAGTGGATGCATAAATATTTTCGTAATTAGGATCGAATCCTACATAATGTCCTACACGTGAATGATAAAATTTCAAAATATCACCACCTCGTCCACATCCAATATCTAATAGATTAGTTCTTCTTGATTTAGAATCTTTGTTTTCCTTAAACTCTTGACAATAAGTATAAATAAGTACTGATTTGAGCCAGTTATGATAATCTCTCATAACCTTGGCCAAGTTAGTAATCTTTTGATAATATTTATCTTGTTTCCTGTCTGAAGCAATAACAGATGAATCAATTCGAGCTTCCAACTGTTTCTTTTGAAAGACATAAGAATCTGGCTTTGATAGATTTTTAATTTCTTTAATTGTTACAGCTTCAATCATTGATTTCCAAACACTAATTGCGGTATCTTTAAAATTACCATACCTTTTTTCATGTCTCATTACACTGTCTGTTTTATCCCATCTGGTTCTTAATACAGACCACCTGTATTGATGTGGAATTGTTGGGTCATTATTATAGACAACCTCTATCACAGTGTTACTTTGTACAATATTTCCTTCTATATCTCTAACTTGACCATTTACTATCGGTAAGAATGCCTCGTGGTTATCATTTTCTTTCATGAATGGTACTGGTATTTCTTTAGTACCTGCAATATCACCTACATAAAAATTGGTTACTCTAAAGAATTGATTTTCAACCATATCAGGTAAAGAATTATCAAANATATCCATATATGTACCATTTTCTTCATTCTTTTGGAATTCAATATAAATATCTAATGAATTCATTTCAGGTGGCTTAAACTTATAAATTGGATATTTATGTTCTCGTCTGTCTCTTGTATATTTTTGTTCAATGCCTGTATAAATAACACCATCTAATGTATATGGACAATTAATCTTTTCATTTTTAGTACAATTATACCAGATTAAATATGAGAATAAAAATACTTCAGAATTAGATCCACCTGTTGGGAAAATAAATAATTTAGAATGAAATATAATATCATTTGTTTTAGCTTCTACAATTAAATTATTAATAATAGAATAAAATTTCTCAATTTCAGTTTGACAAAATCTCTTTTGTTCGTCGATATCAAATGATTTTCCGGATTTAACTTGATATTCATTAAATTTATAATCGGTAGATGTTAATTTATTACATACGTCTCTAAGTGCGGTCAATCTATCTTTCAAATCTGTTTTTGATCTAATATCCTCACCTTTATAAAATAGACAATCAAATCCCATATATAAATATTTATTTAAATGTGTTAAATGTATTAGTTCACCTTCTACTATTGTATTATTATATCCTTTAATCATATAATCTGTTTTCTTAACAGATAGATTTGAAGTGATCAAATACACATAATCGTTGTGGATAAAAATAACATATTTATCTCCATCGGCTTTATCTGTAACCGAATATTTATTTGGCACTTTATCAATTATATGTTGAACTTCTGCAGATATCGGCTGCATACTATATAAATTTTTATACGAACTATTATTTGAACCATATACTAAATCTTTATATTTCTTTTCAGCTTCTGTTAATTCACTCTTATCTGCAATATTCGAAGTTTCATCCAAGACTTTTTTAATAGATTCAACTTCTTCTAATATTCGTGTTAATATTTTTTCATTTAATTTCTCAGAAGAAGCATAATCTATTTCTAATTCAAAACTTTTATTACCATCACTTATTCCGTTAGGATTATCAGATGTTTTAACAATTGTTAGATCTATTGATAGTTGTTCAGTTGGAGTATCAATTAATTTTAATGAGATACGATTCTTATATCTATAAATAATTCTTTCGGATTGTGACAATGGTAAATTTGCTAAATAACTAATTGTTTTATTATCAAACTCAAGTTCAGAAGAAACTCTAATACGAATATCGTATTCATCAAAGTTAATAATTTTAACTGGGTCTTTAGTTTTTTTAATAAATTCAAAGTTCTTATCGGTCAAAAACTGTGTCATCAAAATGGAATAAATAATATGATTTTTCCTTAGATGGACTAACTTTAAAAAATTATTAATATTATCACTTTCTTTAATAGATACTCGATAATTGGTAATTATATTATCTTTCACATTATCTTCCATATAAATAATATCCAAACTATCTTCATTTGTTATTTTAATATTTTCTTTATCGCTTCGCCATTTTAAGAATTTTAAAACATTAACAAATTTATTTAGAGATAATTTGTTATCACCTCTAAAGTTATTAAACATAACTTCAAATTCGTCGTGTTTATTCAAACTATTAAACAATTTCTTGATTTTCGTTTGTTCTTTTCCAAGTAACATTAACTTAAGTGATACTTTTTTCTTAAATAATTATTTCAATTATTTTCAAAATTTATATTCTAACTATTATATAATGGACTTTTTAGAGTATAAGAGTACTTTAATCAATAATGATATAAAGCTATTTGACTGTGATTATCGAATATCGTTTAATAACATGTTTATTTTAAATGATGATATTTTTAAAAGTAATCAAATAGGTGGAGGCAACAACAACGAGTCATATTTAGTATCCCCATTTACAATTTTAAATAAAGGTAATAGACAAACTATAGTTAAATTAATTGATAATCTAGTTAATACCAATTTTAATGGTGCCAAATTTATATGCCAAGAAAATTTTACTTTAAAGATAAATAATTAAAATATCTATCATTTTAATATGTATAAAAATAAAACTTACTTCTCTACAAGAAAAATATATGAAGGGTTTTTACCAAAACACATAGAAGATAGAAGACAAAATTTTGTTCCAGAAATAGAACCAGAATTAATTCCTTATAATGAAAAGTTATGGAATAAAATGTTCCCTAAGAAAAATAATTTAGATTATAAGAAATTACAATTAAGTAACATTGGTGTTTATAGTATTTTTTATCCTAATTGTGCTGACGATTTAGCTAAAATAATTAGGAGTTATGTTCCTAATAAAAAAGCTACAATTACAGATGCAACTTCTAATATGGGTGGAGCAGTTTTTGCTTTTGCTAAATATTTTGATAAAATTAATGCAGTAGAAATTGTAAAATTACATTGTGATATTTTAGAAAATAACTTGCGGGTTTATGATATTAAAGATAAAGTTGATATTCACTGTTTTGATTATCTTGACATTGGCGAAAAACTTGATCAAGATGTTATATTCTTTGACCCTCCATGGGGTGGGAAAAATTATAAAGAGATTAAATTAATGAATATGTTTCTAGATTCAATTCCTATTAACCAAATTATTAAACCTTTACTTACAAAAGCAACAATTGCTATACGTGTTCCTTATAATTATGATTTTAAAAAACTATTAGAATTATCACCAAAATCATATATTCATAGTTTTCGTAGACCTGATGGCAAACTTTCATTTTATTTAATAGTTTTAGAAAAAATATAAAAGTTATTTTAGATAATGTATATGTTTAGATGCAAGTTAAAACTCAATATATCTTTTTACGCAAAATAAATTAATAATTATATAAAAATTGAAAAATGATCATGCTAATAAATCCTTAATAACATAGATAGTATGCCTTATAATATTAAGATCGGCAAAGTAAAAGCTAATACTAGCAATGACCAACGATACACACGAGCAAATCGTGTGGCAATGGTAACCTGTCCTATTTGTACCTCAAAATCACTAAAAGAAATGAAAAACCAAGGATATGTTTGGGTTAATTGTAGCTCCTGTGGTAATTCAGGAGTGAATGCGAAAATTCAAGACAATTCTTTGATGGATGTTTGTGATGTTATTGCTACTCTCGCAGATGCTTGTATATAATACGTATTATCTCTTTTTATTTATACAGATAATTTTATCTATTTAAATAAAAATTATTTAATAATTTATCTGTATAATATATATATGGATAATCCTAAAAAATTAGAATATGAAATTAGAATTTATGATATCAATGAAACAAAAATTAAAAAAATTTTAAAAGAAAATGGCGCTGTATTAATTCAGAAAAAAACAATTATGCCATTAATTGTTTATCATCACCCTAAAGGAAAAAAAGATTCTTATATTAGAATTAGAAATGAGGGTCATGAGATTACTATGACTATTAAAACAAAATTAAAATCAAAATATGTAGTAGAAAGAGAAGTAGTTATTAATAGTATTGAGGAAGGTGATGCAATATTAAAATTATTAGGATGTAAAGTTAAATATAAAATAGAAAAAATTAGAGAAGTATATCAAATAAAAGGTTGTAAAGAAATTGTTTTTGATTCTTATGCAGGAACACCTACTTACATGGAGATAGACTGTCATTCTGAATTATACTTAAAAAAAATAGCAAAATTACTTGGTTATAAATTAGATGATCATGATACTAGACAATTAAGAGATATATATTTTGAACAATATGGTATTCCTAAAAATGCTAAATGGGGCGACAGTGATATAACTATCGAAAATGGAACAAAAATATTTGGTCCATTAATTACTAAAAATAAAAAGCAATTTATGGATATACTTGCTAAACAAATGAAATTAGTTAAAAAGTTAAAGTGAATTTTCAATAGATAATTTTAAAACGTAATTTAACCTTTTTAGAACCATTTAAAAAAAAACTTGTATAAATTATTAGTACAATGATATTATGTCATAGAGGAATCTCTGACTATTATCCAGAAAATACTTTAGGTTCTATTATTGAAGCTATAAAATGTCCAAAGTATGGAGGTGTAGAAATTGATATACAATTTACTAAAGATAATAAATGGATTGTTTATCATGATGATAATTTAATTCGTCTTAATTCTAAAAATACTAATGTTAAAGATACAAAATATGATGACATAGGTGATATTGAATGGAAAGGTAAAAAATTTTCAGTTACTTTATTTTCTGAATTATCAGACTTAAATACATTTGATAATTTTTGTCTTAATATTGAAATTAAACCATTATTTAATGAAACTAATGATATAGCTAAGCGCGAACTTCAAAAAATAATTAATGAATTTCATTTTAATCATTTCCTCTCATCTTTTGATCATGAATGGTTTGACTGGTGTATAGAAAATACAGATGTTAATTTAGCTTGTTTAACAGAAGATATAATGCCGTCTAAAGGATCTTTCTGGATTTTAGATTATAAACTACTTGAAAAGATAGATCTACTAGATATAATGGAAAAAAATATAAAACTTGGTATATATGGTAAGAAAATAGAGAATGTTGATGTAAATATCCCACTCGATTATCAAATAGTAGATGATAAAGAAAAGAAGGTCGTTTATATTGATGGTACATTTGATTTAATACACCCTGGTCATATTGATTTCTTTAAACGAGCAAAAGCATTAGGAAATTATCTAATAGTTGGTGTATTAGATGATTCGTGTGTAGAATCTTACAAGAGAACACCTATACTTACTTTAAAAGAGAGGACAATTATGTTAGAAAATATTAGATTAGTAGATAAAGTAATATCACCAGCACCATTTTATAATACTAAATTTGGAAATATAACTAAGGAATTTTTACAAAAAAATGAAATAGACCATGTTGTGTATGCAGGAGAATTAGGTTCTTGGACGTGTCATTATCAAGCTGCTATTGACATGAATATGATGACAACTTTTGATTATGGAAAAGATAATACATCTACCTCCGAAATTATTCAGAGAGTTCATAATAGGGGAAAAAAGTAATATATTTAAAACGTTAGTTCAGTATTAAATAAAATTGTTTAATATTTTAATATGGAACCTGAACAATTCGAAGATCTATATGAAATACTTGATGTAGATTTCGGTTCTAGTAGAGACGATATAATTCAAAAATATAAAGAAAAACTAGGACCTTATCAACAACACATATCACATGGAAATAAATTGGATAAAGAATTAAAATGGGAAATAAAACTTTTAAAAATTGCAAAGTATGTTTTGACTAATGATACACTAAGGAAAAAATATAACCTTTCCAGGATATTACAAGATAGCGACGAAAGTCACGAAGTCAAGGATAAAGTCATCGAACCCATCGAATCAAACAAACCACCAAATAGTAAATTAGAGTATAAAGAATTACAACATTTTGATGTACCCTTGAGAAAAGACCAACCAATCAATTTAAAAGAATTAGCAGATAGACAATTTGAAAGATTTGATCATAAAACTTTTGACTTGAATAAAGATAGACAACTAAGAGGAGTTAATAATGAATAAATGTTTAAAAAATTAATATTAATATTATTTTTTTATATTATTTTATATATATTTATAATATCAAGTATAATTAAACTTAATATAGACAATGACTTGATTAAAGGGTCAGATACAGAAATAAATAAATTAAATGACTCTTTGGACATATCTAGTTTGAGACCAGTAACTAGATATATGGAGAATGATATACATACTAAACCAATAAAATTAAATTCTAACTTAATTCCTGATATCCAAATAAAACCAATACAATTAACTAAAGATACTATAATTAAATTAGATGATGGAAAAACTGTTACAATAGCTGAATTTAATAATAAAATTAACCAAATTGATTCAATATTAGATGACCGAAAGAATGTTAATGTTAAATTAGAAGATAATAATACAATAGATCAAATTCAGAGTGATCTAAAAAGTGTAAAAGAAAGTATTGTTGATATTAACAATATAATGAAATATCTATATAAAAAAATGAAATGAGTTTGATAGTAATAATATTTATATCATTTATTAATAAAATGTATTTTGATACCAAGAATATAAAGAAAATAGATCCTAGATTACGAGCTAAATTAAAAATACATGTTTCTAGTAAATCACTTAGTGAGGTTGATATGTTAAAAGAACAAGTTAAGAATATGAAAATACAATTAGAACATGTGAATATTGATAAAAATAATTTAGAAAGTTTAAAGGTAGAACCCAAAGTATCAGAAAAAAGTAATATAGAAAAAAATCATATAGAAAAAAATCATATAGAAAAAAATCATATAGAAAAAAATAATATAGAAAAAATGTATTTAGATATTACTAATTTAAAAAAAGAGATTTTAGATATTACTAATTTAAAAAAAGAGATTTTAGATATTAAAACACAAGTTAAAGAAATTGTCGATATTATACAAACAATAATGACTATTAATAACTAATTTTATATCATATATATTAATAAATGGAACCTTCACTTGATACCTTTGAAAATGCAAAACAAAGTTTGAGTCGGTTATCTAAAGAAATTAATAGTGAAATTAATACTACAAGTAATACTCTTTCAAAATTACAAGAAGACATTTTTGAAATTAATAAAAACATAATTCAAAATGATAGAGAAAATAAAGAAATATTAAGTAAAAATAATAAAGAATTAAATAAATTAACTGAAATAACATATGCTTTATACAGTGACCTAAAAGTCAAATAAATCGCACTTGTGTGAATTATTTAAATAAAATAATTATCTATTTATTAATAATCAAATGAGTAAAATTGATGAAATGATGAAAGGACTAAATATATCACATGATCTAAATTCTAAAGATGTAGGTAGTTTCTTAAATAAAATTGTAAAAGACCAAAATTTATCTAATAGAAAATCAAAGGTAGTATTACCACACGAACAGGATAGAACTTCCAATGCTGAAAATCTAAATATTACTAGTGATTTAGAAACAAACGTTATAAAAATATTTAATCAAGAACAAAATAACCAATCAACTTTAGAATCAATATCAAGTCAAGAACTTAAATTAGATAATATACAAGAACAAAGTACTACTATAGATCAACAGAGTAATAAAAAAGAAAATAGCGATAATTCGAAAGTTCATAAAGTTAAATATTTAAAATTAAGAAATACTGACCCTCAGATTTATAATCATATTATCAGACAAAATGAGATTAATTCACATATAATAAAATCATTTCCTTCATTATCTGAAGACACCAAATTAAATAGTAAAATTAGAAGATCTGGGTTTGGTATGTTCTTTTAAATTATTAATTATTAATTATTAACTTTTTCTAAAAAAAATATATTAGTTTATTTTTATTTTAAAAATCACAACCTTATTATATGAATGCTATCGATTTTCATGCCCGAAGAATTCAAAGATTGTTTCGAAAAAATAAAGTTTTAAAATGCACCACTCATTTTTTAAATATAATCGAAACTTGTAAAGGTAGTGGTTTTTTAAAATTTACTGAATATATAAGATCAAATAAAGTACTTGATGTTTCAAAAAGATATATTAATTCTTTTAATCAATATAAAAAAGACTTTACTCTTAATTCTAAAGTGTTACTAACTGCATATTTAATAACATTATTTCAAGAAGAATTATTAGGTAAAGAACTTCATCAAATAGACCAAGGAATATTAGAATGGTCTCAAGAAGTTGTTAAGAGAATAAATGAAACTAGACAAGATTCAAAAGAAGTTGATAAATTATGGTTATTATTAAATAATTATAATGTTATCTTCAATCAATGGAAAATAAGTGACAAATCAAAGATGGTCGAATCTATTATTATTTCATATTATAATAGATGTAAACACATTGAAAAAATCAACGCCGATACTAAATTAGGAAAAGAAGAAAAACAATTCTTTATTAAAGAATTAGAAACCCAAAAAATAAACGTACTAAGTAATATATTATTCATTGACCCTGAATTTAATGTAGAATATTTTAAAGAAAATTATGAATTAGTATATGAAAATATGAATAAAGCTTATGAAAATATGGCTTCACAAATAGGTAACACCATGAAAAAAGCGTATTTCGATATGTTAAAAGAAGAAATCCGCGCTGATAATTATTTACCAATTGCAGAAGTTATGGTAGAAATTAGCAAGAGATTATTAATAATTGTTCCAGAAAAACGAAGAGTAAAATTTGCAGAAAAAATTAATGCAGAGATAATTGTTGAATTAATATCAGATAAAAAATGGACTACTGAATTACAAGAGTATTTAAAATTTGTTTGTGAATCTGTTTTTATGTTAGGCGCGCCATGTGATGATGAAAAAAATAAAAAATGGTTAAATGAAGTTAATATTTTAATGGAAGATAATTATGAAAATAATTTACCATTAATTTTAATTCAAATTGAAGAAAAATTAGATAGAGTATATCAATTAATTAATGATTTTAACAATAACCAGAAAAAATAATATATATCCCATGATTCAACAATATATTTAATTTAAATAATTAATAAATTAAATCTATTAATATATATATATGGATTATTATTCCAAGTATTTAAAATATAAAAAAAAATATATAGACCTTAAAAACATATATGGTGGTGCGGCTAGAGATAGACCTGTTTTACCAAGTGCTACAGATGTTACTAACTCAGATTTATTTAACAATGACGGTTATCAACAAGAAATTAACACCATTAGGAATACTGGTAGCAGAGATAGATTTAGTTTGAATTGTATGTATATTTCTATTCATGACTATTTGAGAAGAACTTTAAATTATCAAGGTAGTCTTGAAGATCTTAGAAAGCTTGCAGGTATTGATGGGTATCAAGAATCATCTGAATGGGATTCATCGGATCAACAACATCTTCATGCTATAAATAAATTGGCTCAAATATTTAGTCTTGACATTAGAATTTGGCAAATAACAACTAGTCCTAATGCATATGGGTTGGCACATTATATGATACCTGATGACGGTCATGGTATTATACCCACCTTCAGATATGGTAGGGGAAATCAGAATGTTGTAAATATACGATCTGGAATTAGACATTTTGATCTAATAACTGGTGGAAATATTTTTGGACCTCGTATGAGCGATGGTAAAGTCAATAGACCTTTGACGTATGATGCAGATCAACAGAGGTATGTATCAATAGATAGTTTGGATGAACTACCACGACTTAAATTTGAACTTGAATCTTTGATTTTAACACGAAATTATCTACAAAAAGAAAAAACTAATACATCTAAACTTGATAAAGATATTAAAGTATTAAAACAGAAGATACAAACACAAACAGATGCAATATTAGCAAAAGAATTATCGGAACAAGAAGAAATACTTCGGAGACAAGAAGAAACAGATGCAATATTAGCAATAGAATTATCGGAAGAAGAACCAGATGCAATATTAGTAAAAGAATTATCGGAACAAGAAGAACGTAATAGACAAGAAGAAGAACGTCAGAAACAAACAGAACGTAAGAGACAAGAAGAACGTAAGATACAAGAAGAAGAACGTCAGAAACAAGCAGAACGTAAGAGACAAGAACAACGTAAGAGACAAGAACAACGTAAGAGACAAGAAGAAGAACGTCAGAAACAAGCAGAACATAAGAGACAAGAAGAAATTCAAATAAAA